TCCTTAAAGCATTAAGTAATAATAGGTTTAATATCTGTGTTGCAGGAAGAAGGTGGGGTAAAACAAGCCTTAGTATTGTTGCAGCTTTTGAAAGAGCATTTAAAGGGGAAAAGGTTTGGATTGTGTTCCCTGTATATCCTCAAGCTATGGATTCTTTTAGAACTATGAAATCTTTAATTAGACAATTACCAGATGAGATGTATGTTATTAAAGAAGTAGAAAAAAGAATAGAGATTGCTAATGGTGGATCTATCCAGATTAAATCAGCTGATAAGCCAGAAAGATTAAGGGGTGCAGGTGGATTAAGTTTAGTAGTATTTGATGAGGCAGCTTATCAATCTAAAGAAACTTGGGAAACAGTAAGACCAATATTATCTGATAGCTTAGGACAAGCCTTGTTTATATCTACACCTAATGGGATGAACTGGTTTTATGAACTGTTTGATAATGCTAAAAGGAGAGATGAATGGACTATACATCATTATCCAACTGAATCTAATCCTAATATAAAGCCAGAGGAGTTATTTCAAGCTAGAGAGGAACTAGGCTCACTTGTGTATGCTCAAGAATTCTTGGCAGAGTTTACAGAGGTTGGACACATGTTCAAGAGAGAATGGTTTAAGTATTTTGATATTATTAATGGAGATGATCCAGAGTATGTATTTGCTGATGAGATAGTTAAACATAGTGAACTAAGTATCTTTGGCACAATGGATACAGCTTTAAGTATTAAGGAAACAGCAGATTATTCAGTAATAATGGCTATAGGAACAACTCCTAGTGGTAAGCTTTTAGTATTGGATATATTCAGAGATAGACTAGAAGCTCCAGAGCTACTACCTAAAATAGAATCAATGATTAGTAAATGGAACATGGCTTGGCTAGGTGTAGAGGACTCTAGTTTTGGTTTGGGTATTATTCAGATGGCTAGGAGGCAGGGTTTGCCTATTAGAAACTTAAAAGCAGATAAGTCTAAGACTGCAAGAGCAGTTCCTGCAGCAGCAGGATGTGAAAATGGTACTATCTACTTTTTGAAAAATGCTAAATGGTTAGTAGAATTTGAAAGAGAATTAACTAGCTTTCCATCTTCTGGATCTCATGATGATCAAGTAGATGCTCTAGCTTATGCAGCTAGATTTGGTATAGTTAGAAAAACAACATGGAGTGTAACCTAATTGGGAATAGCAGACAACATTAGAGGCTTTTTTAGTCAACAGGAAGTCAATACAGAAAAGAAAACATATAACAACTTTCCAACATCACAGGTAGTCTTTCCTTTTAACTCTGATGCAGGTTTCTTTAGTGGTGTAAATCAGATGAGTCCAGAGGGCAACTCAGCAGCTTTAGCCTGTTTGAATGTTCTTGGTACAGCCTTTAGTGAGCCACCACTTAAAGTTTATTTAAAGACACAAGAGGGAGAAGAGTATGTAGATAATCATCCTGCTCAAGTTTTATTACAAAATCCTAATCCAAATATGACTGCTAACTTAATGAATAACTATATTGTTACTTCTGTTGCTGTTTATGGGGATGCTTTCTTATTAAAGCTAAGGAATGATGCAGGTGCAGTTGTTACAGTTTATCCCTTTATTACCAGAGATGGTTGAGGTTAAAGGTAATGATGAGAAGTTAATTACTAAGTATCAATATAAACAAAAAGGCAACACTTTAGACATAATGCCAGAGGATATGATACATCTTAGAGAGAGAATAGATCCTAGAAACCACAGAAGAGGATTAGCTCCACTTAGATCAGTTATGGTTGAAATTTTAGGAGATGCTGCTGCTTCACAGATGGGTGCTGCATTAGTTAAGAATACAGGTGTGCCTAGTGTTGTTATAAGTCCAAAGAATGATTTATCAATGACAAGTGATGAAGCAGAGAATATAGCTGAGGTATTTGGTAGAAGATTTGGTGGAGAGAACAGAGGTAGACCATTAGTTATATCTGGTGGGGAAGTAGATATCCAAACACTTTCTTTTACTCCTAAAGATTTAGAACTAGGGAAACTTAGATATATTAATGAAGAGAGAATATCTGCTGTGCTTGGTGTTCCTGCAATCTTAGCAGGACTAGGAGCAGGACTAGAGAGAGCAACATATTCTAATGCTAAAGAATTAAGAGAGTTTTTTACTGAGCAGAAGTTAATTCCTATGTGGAATCACTTTGCTAATGAGTTCACTAAACAACTTTTATTAGAGGATTTTGAAAGTAATCCTGCATATTGTTTTAAGTATGATTTATCTAATGTCAGGGCTTTAAGTCAGGATGAAGATGCAACAATGGCAAGAATAGTACAGGGTTACAATGCAGGGTTTATAACTGTTAATGAAGCAAGACAAGCTAATCAGTTACCTGCTTTAGACAATGGAGATTATTTTGTTAGAAATATGACTGTTGCAGAAGTTCCTGTAGATGGATCAGAAGTAACAATGTATCATGCTCCATTAGAGTATGCAGCTGATGAAACAGTTGAGGCTAAAGGTAAAGATGCTCATGTTATAACCTCAGATGGAGAAAGAGTACATACCTCTTGGATAGAAACAGATGAAGAGAATGAAGAGAAATCTATAGAAACTAAGGTAGATAATGTTCCTAGTTACATACAGAAAAATGCTCAAAGAGGATTAGATTTACTTGAATTTGCAGGAGATGGACTTACAGACAAAACAAAGAGAGAGGCTAGAGCTATGGCTAATGGCACTATCTCAGATAGTAAAGTAGTTAGAATGGCTGCTTGGTTTAGTAGGCATGAGGGAGATTTAGACTCTGAGGATGCTAATGCTTATCTTTCAGGAGATAGAGAGAATCCTACTAAAGGGCAAGTAGCTTGGTTGTTATGGGGTGGAGATATCTCTAAGAGCAACAAGATGAGAGCTTATAACTGGGCTAACAAAGAAGCTGAAAAGGTTAAAGAAGAGAAATCAGAGAAGTTTGATCTATATGGTTGGGAAGAGCCAACAACTAAGTTTATTGGTTTACCTACAGTTAAAGCTATGAAAACAGATGAAGAGAAAGCTGCTTATTGGAAGTCTATAGATAGCCTAAGACAAAAATGGGAAGATACTTTCCAGACTGTATATGCTAAAGAACTTAACAGACAAAGAAGAGCAATCTCTAAAGCTATTGCAGGTAGCTCATCACTAGATGCTATGGAAACAAATATAGATATAGTTATTGAAGATACTAAGTTTGATAAAGAGTTATTACCATTGTTCTATTCATTAACAGATGATTTCTCAGTTAGAACTTATGATAATCTTTTCCCTAAGAATGATGCTTTTAAGGCAGCAAGTCCTGTTGATCTTGGTGTAAGTGTTACAGAGGAAGAGGCTATAAGAACTGTATTTGATACATTAGCTGAGTTACTTCCTGCAGGTAGAACACTTAAAAAGATTGTTGATGATGGTTTTTATAGAGGACAAAGAGAAGTTCCACCTGCTGTTGGCTCAGTATTTCAAGATGGGCAATCAGCTAGTTTCTTACAAGAGAATGCAAAGTCTGTAATGAAAGATCTAAATGATACAACAAAGAAAAGAGTATCTACCATAGTTGCTAAAGCACTAAAAGAATTTGAGGATTTAGGAATAGTTAATCCTGTTGCAGGTACACCAGAGGGAGATAAGTTCTTTAATCAATTAGCTAAGAACATTAATACAGTTCTAGGTGGGCAATCACTTAACAGAGCTAAGACAATAGCAAGAACAGAGGTTGTTAAGGCTAGTTCTTGGAGTCAGCAAAGAGCTGCTAAGTCCACAGGCAAGACATTAGAAAAAGAATGGGTATCACAAAGAGATGGAGTTGTAAGAGAGGCTCATTTTATATTAGATAATCAAAGAGTTCCTGCTGATAGCTTTTATCTGTATAATGGAGTGAAGTTAGATTTTCCTGCAGATCCTAAAGCTCCTGCAGCTTTGACTGTGAATTGCAGGTGTACAGAAGCATATATTGAGGTAATAGATGAGTGAAGAGTTAAAAAGACCAGATGACCTTTCTTTTAAGAATGCTCCTATTGAGCTAAAAGAAGATGGAGATACAAGATATATAGAGGCAGTTTTTTCATTATTTGAAACTATAGATAGTGATAATGATGTCACTAAAGCCAATGCACTTAGATCAGGCTACACAGGGAACAAAGTTCCTTTAGTGTGGAATCATGATTGGAGTAAAGTCATTGGAAGAGGTGTTATAGAAACAGATAATCAAAAAGCTGTGTTTAAAGGTTATTTCCTTAATACAGAAGCAGGTAAAGAGGCTTATGAAACTGTTAAGGCTATGCAAGATATGCAACAATTCAGTTATGGCTTTCAAGTAATGAAATCAACTAAAGGAACACACATTGATTCTAAAGGAGAGGAAGTCCCTGTAAGAGTCCTAGAGGATGTTAAAGTCTGGGAAGTTTCTCCTGTACTTGTAGGAGCACAACAGAACAGCTTTGTTCAAGCTCTTAAATCAGGTTTACAAACTTTTGATGATGTAGACACAGAGTCTGAGGAAGTCAAACAAGATGATGAAGAGTCAAAGTATGGTAAATGTACTTATGAAAAAGATGGCAAGTGTGCCAAAGAAAAAGATTTAAAGATTTCAAGTGCTACTGATGCAAGTATCAGTTCATCCCAACAGGGTATGAGGCTTGGAGAACATGCTGTTACTTCTCTTGAGGAGTTAAAGGCATTTACAGAGAGAATAGAGGATCTAGCTCTTCTAAGAAACTCTGAAAAAAAGACACTTAGCTCAAAATCTACAGAGCTTGTAGCTAAATATCTACAGGGAGTTAGTTCAATCTATAACAGATTGGATGATGCTCTTGCAGATTATGGCTATGATCCTGTTAAAGATGATGAGTTATTCCTACAAGTTCAAAAGAACTTAATGGAAAATAATTAATAAGGAGAAAGATATAATGGCAACATTAAAAGAACTTAGAGCAGAAAAAGCTCAAAAGTCAGAAGATTTAGCTAAGATATTTGACTCTGTAAAAGATATGTCTGAACTTTCCTCAGATCAAAAAGAGGAAATCAAGAGAAGAAATCAAGAGTTAGCAGAAATTGGAGATTCAATTACTGAATTACAAGATCTAGAGGGAATGAAATCCCAAAACTCTGATATGATTGAAGCTTCTAAAAAAGTTTCTGGAATGCCTGTTTATGGAGAGCCAGAAGTAGAAGAAGCAAAATCTCTTGGGGCACAATTTATAGATTCAGATGCTTACAAATCTTTTGTTGATTCTGGCATTAAGAACATACCTTTTGAGGCTAAAACTAATGTAACAACATCAGTTTGGACTAGAGACACAGTCTATCAGCAAGTTATACCTGCTATAGAGCCAAATCCTAATCCTGTTCTTGATTTAATTGACACAATCAATACAGATCAAACAACATATTATTTCTTGCAAGAAACTGCAACAAATAATGCAGCAGAAACTGCTGAGGCAGCAGCTGCACCAGAAGATGCTTTCAGCTATGCAGCTGTAACAGCACCTGTAAGAAAATTCATTACAACTCTACCTATAACAAGTGAGTTGCTTGAAGATCAAGCAGGAGCAAGAGCATATTTTGATGGAAGATTAGCTAACCATGTTATGCAAAGACTAGAACTTCAAGTAATTGGAGGAGATGGGATTGCACCTAACATTAAAGGAATCCTTAATCAATCAGGGCTTAATACACTAACTTACTCAGCAGGATCATATCCTGCAACTGTAGGTGGTAAATTAAGAACTATTCTTGAGGGTATCAAAGATGTTGAAACTAATGGAAAGCTAGCTCCAGATGCAATAGTTATGAGTCCTGCTGCTTATGAAGCACTTGCAGGGCAAGTTGATGGAAACAACAACTTCATGCTAGGTGCATCAGCATTTAGTGGATCTCCAACTATTTGGGGATTACCTGTAGTTAAATCATCACAAATTGGTGGAGCAGTATCTTCATCAGTTGATGTTTTAGTGGGTAAATTTGGAGGCTCTTTAGCAATCAACCATGTATTTAGAAGAGGAATGGAATTACAGATTTCAGACTCAGCTAAAGATGGGGATTTTGGTAAAGACATCCTTACAGTAAAAGCTTCTTTAAGATATGCTTTAGCTGTGTATAAGCCACAAGCTTTCACATCTATTGCAGATGTTGAATAATAAGTAAATAATGGATCAAAAAGCAGAGTTGAAATTTGTTTTAACTAATGAAATAGTAGGCTCTGCTTTCCATGAGGAGAAAGATTTAAATATGAAATATGTAGAAAAACTAGAAGAAAAAGTCTGGAAAGATAAAGCTACAGGAAAATTTGCTCAAGGTAAAGAATGTCCTTTTGAAAAAGGAACATTGAT